CTTAGTTATGAACACAAAGGAAGTGTAATTAGAAACGATACTCTTATCTCTGAACTGAACAAGATGAAGTATGAGCTTAGAAGTGGAAAGGTCGTAATCATTGACCCTGAAGCAAAGAGTCCAGACTACGCAGACAGTTTAACTTATGCAATAACACCTGTTGTGAGAGGAGATGGGGCAATAGTATTAGAAAGTGACGAAGGTTTAATATTTTAATATGGCAAAACCAGTAAGATGTACTTACTGCAATCAGAAAAGTTATAGACTTAATGCTCACTACCGAATCATTTGCACTCAAATCCCAAAAGACCTTAAGGCTTATTTGAAATTATAGATACTCCAATATGCGTATTGTAGAGGGAGAAAATACGGAATGAGATAAAAATAGGAAAGCTTATAAAGGATTCTTACTTATTAAGGATTATCAGTAGTCTCCTCACTCAGATTCAAGTATTATGAAATTACCATTCGGACTTGAGTTAAAGAAAAACGAAGTGAGGAAATATAGAAACGCATTTGAAGAGAGTGTATACTCTCAAAGACCTTCCTTAGATTTTATTTCAACTTACGGCTCAAGTTCAGGCTTATTTATCCCACGCTACCCTCGCCCTCTCTCTGACCTTTATGACGCTTCCAGATACTCAGACACAATGCAAATTGTTCTGGGGGCGTTAAAGTCAGAGATATTCCGAAACGGTTACGAAGTTACAGAAAAATATGCAGTAAAGTGTGCAAATAATGAATGTCTTACTGAATTTGAATATGAAATAGAAGACGGCATTTGTCCTGAATGTGAAGGGAAGTTTTTAACAAGACCCCACAAACCAGACAAAAAAGTTCTTGAAGATTTTAGCAAGAAAGTAAACTACAACAATCAAACTTTAATGGAACTCTCAAAAGAGATAGAGAACGACCTTAACATAGTAGATGACGCTTATGTTCTTGCAGTTACTGAATATCTCACAGGTGAAGATGGTAAAATTCAAGACAAAGTAGTCAAAGAATTTATCCGTATGAGCCCTCTGTTTATGCAGATGCTCACAGACAAAGAAGGTAGAATGGGTTACAACGAGAACGGTCAGCAAATCCTTATTTGTCCTTTACATAGAGAAAGACCTCACCTTGATGGTAACACTACAAACTGTCCTGAATGCGACAGTGAAATGCTTCCTGCTTATTATAGATACGCCTTTCAGACAGGAGGATTGGGGGGAGTTGCAAGTGATTCTGGTGCAAAATATTATTTAGATTCCGAAATTTTCCATACCAGTAAGTATAACCCAAGCTTACTCTATGGATTCCCCCCAACTCTCTCAATATGGATGAAGATTCATACGCTTATGGGTCAAGATAAATATTTGATGGATACCTATACGAAGCAGAGAGCACCAAAAGGTATGCTAGTCTTCGCAACAAGAGCTGCAGACGCAATCTCTAAGTCCTGGCAAGAATTTTTAGCACGAGTTAAACTAAATCCAAATTACGTACACCCAATGGCGATTGAAACCGAAGCAGGCGGTAAGTCCTTTGCTCAATATATTGACTTTATGAAGTCTCTTGACGAGATGCAATACTCCGAACAAAGAACAGAATTTAGAAACCAAATCGGTGCTTTATATGGAGTTCAGCCTATCTTCCAAGGAGACAACAGCACAGGTGGAGGACTCAATAATGAAGGACTACAAATCACCGTAACAAATAGAGCAGTAGAGAGAGGACAGAAGATTTACAATGATAAGTTCTTTATGTGGGTAGCTCACAGGCTTGAAGTAGACGACTGGTGCATTAAACTACTTCCAAGTGAAGAAAGAGATGAAATGTCAGACTTACAGCTTGAGCAACAGAAGATTACTAACGCTCAATTAATGTTAAGTATGGGCTATGACGTAGAACTAAAACCTGATGGAATGTTTGAGTTCTCTGGAGAAGCAGAGCAACAAGAACTTATGGGCTTCGGAAACTTCCCTGCTGAAGACGAAACAGAAGACGCAGATAGCTTCCAAGGAACTCCATTCAGTAAAGAACTAAAAAAGAGTTTTTATGATGATATAGTCAAAGCAAGAATACCTAAGGCAAGAAAACTTCAAATCAAAGAGGAAAGAAAATTAGGGAAAGCCTTAGAGAAAGAATTAAACAAAATAAAAGACGCACTCAAAAAACACAAAAGACTCCCTTCTAAGAAAAAGATGAAGGAAGCACTTATGCCTATGTTAGGCAGACTAGCTTTAAATCTAAAGAAGACAGCAGACAGCGTATTTAAGAAAGTCTACAAATCTACAATTGGCGAAGTTGAGAAAGAATTAGGAATTGACATAGGCTACGGTTCAGTAGACCAAAATGCAGTTGAAGTTCTATCAAATCAGAAAGTCCTTACAAGAGCTTACACAGGTTTAAGTAAGAATATGTCCAAGAAAATCAATAAGACAATTACGGAAGCATACAAGCAACCTAACCTTTCACTCACTAAACTTACACAAAAGTTGGAGGAAGACCTAAAGATAGGAGAATCTAAACTTGAAACAATAGTGAGAACTGAGACGCAAAATATATCAAATCACGCAAGGGAGTTAAGCTATAAGAAAGCAGACCCTAAAGGAGAGTTCAAATACAAATGGATAGGTCCAAGTGATAAACGGACAACAAAGTATTGTGATGAGATAACAAACAAAACAAAAAATGGGGTGAAGCTGGTGGAATTAAAACAAATAATTAAAGAGTCTTCAGACCAAAATACCTATATGGCGTCACGACCATTCACCCCTCATATTAATTGCAGGCACGTACACCTGCGTAAAGTAAGTTAAAAATGGCAGAAAAAGCTTGGCGGAAGGCGAGTAGAGGAGACCTGCCTGATGCAGATGACCAAAAGATGCTACCTGGCGGATATGCCAAGAAATATGTAGCGGGAGAGGGTAATTGCTCTAAAGGAGAGTGCCACTTTTCTAATAAAATAAGATGTGTTTATGCTAAACAAATCAATGAAAAAAGGAAAGAAGAAGGCAAAGTGCTCAGAACAAAATGCAATAGAGGACCTCTCTGCAAACAATGTCCACATTTTGAGAGATGGCAAAAGGGATGGGATGATGAAAAACGATTACGCTTTCAGAGAAATATGCAGGTTGAACGAAGAGTTCCTTGGGTGGATGATAAACGAGCACAGCTCCAATTCCAACCAATTGATACCGTTTCAAGCGATGTAATGTTCAAGAAAGTAAGACCAAGAAAACTAATATGAGTGGAAACTGCAATTGGTGTGGAAAAGAATTAGAGTCTGTGGTATACAACGAAGAAAACTCAAAGTTTGAGTTTATAGTAAGGTGTAGCTCGTGTAAAATGAGGTACGCAAAGAAAGATGACGACAATAGAGCAACAACTTAAAGAAGGATTAGATAAAGTCTTAGATGATATTGCAGATGAAATCTTCCAAATCTCTCAAGAAGAAATCCTAAGACTTGATGCTTACAACACAGGAGAACTTCTAAAGTCGGGTAATGTTAATCGCAAGTTTATGCAAAAAGAAATAATTTATTCTGCTGAACACGCTGAAGATGTAGAGTTTGGAACTGAACCTCACACTCCTCCCTATAAAGATATTTTAAAATGGGTTAAACTAAAATTACAACTCAAAGGGAAAGATGCACAAGCTTTTGCAGCCTACGTTGTCAAGAAGATTGAACGTGAAGGAACAGACCCTCAACCTTTTATGAGGAACGCAATTGAGAAGTTTTTAGTCAAATATCGCTAAATTTATAGGAAGTGTTAAATAGTACTTGTTATTTAGTTTCTTTGTAGTGTAAATTTTATGCCCGAAACTCCCCAACTCTCCGAATTAGAAATTCTAAACGATGGAGACAGGATTTTCAAAGGCATCATCACAGCAGATGTTGTAGACAAAGATAATGAGATAACTAATTTTGATGATTTTGTAAAATCCCTAAATACTTTTATGGACAGAGGTGGAGCTTTGAATGATTCTCACACAAATAAAGTTATCGGCAAAGTTCTAAATTTTGAAAAGACAAAACTTGACGGAGATATTGACGCAGTTGAGATTACAGGAAAGATACACGATGACTATGCAATAGATGATGAAGCTTGGAATAAAATTAAATCCAAGATGTTTAAAGGTCTAAGTTACGGNGGAAAGAAAACAGGTCCACAGGAAATGAAGGGGTCAGTNCCAGTTCTCAACGGAGTTCAAGTTCACGAAATGTCAGTATGCGAACAAGGAGCAAACCCACTCGCACAAATCACAGAAGTCAATTACTTGGCTAAATCAGAATCAGCTAATAATTCTAAAGGAGGAACTAATATGGCTAAAAAAATAAAGAAACAAGAAGAAATGCCAGAAGCTCCATCAGAGGAAGCACCAGCAGCACCAGAAGAAGCTGTTGAAGAAGTAGAGGATGCAGTAGAAGAAACTGCAACATCTATGGGCGACTTAATGGTGGCAGTAGAGGCACTAACCGAAGAAGTCAAATCCATTAAAACAAAAATGGAAGAAGACGAAGCTGAAGAAGAAGTTGAAAAGCCTGAAGACGAAGAAGAAAAGGCAGCGGAAATTGACG